CAGAGATGCCCAGCCGTAGCGGTTTGGGTCGGTCGCTGCAAAGTAGTGTTGAACATCCAAGGCATTAGCCCAAGGCATCGGCATCAGATCCCACTTACCGCTATCCAGGTTTATGCGCTTGCGCCTAACGCCGCGGTCACGAACTGAACTACTGTAGCACCATCCGTCCACAACAAGCTCGCAGTGACTATACCGGCTACCCGTCCACCAGCGGATGCCGGCATTTCCTATGCTGCCCTTGCCCTTGTATAGGGCCAGCTGGACGTTCACGCGCCTGCCGGGATAGGTGATGCAGGCCACTCAATCACTGGCAGCGCTGCAATCAGTTCTGCCTCTGTTGGCACTGATCGGTTCCCGGCCTTCACTTCTGCCATCATCTGATAAGCCGTCATATTGCATTCATCCATCCATGCCGCGAATGCTTTGCCCTCTTCTTGAAACGGGCCTTGATAGCCTGCCCGAAGCGAGCATGTAAAGCGGTCATCATAGCTGCGCTGCGTGGCCACCGCGTTAAGATGGTCGTTCAGCGCACCTGTCAGCCTAGCCTGTATCGCCATGGCGTCCTGTTGCAGCTCTGCCGAGGTTTTGGCCCTGACAGTCCAGCCGTATTGCCACTTGCCGTCAACCTTTACAGGTTCGGCAGCCTCGACGATTTCACCGCTTTCGGGTTCTGGCGCTTCTGCCGGATATACCGGCCACCATGCGCCCGCTTTCTGGCCTTGCGGAATGCTTGCATTCAAGCGCTTTACAAGCTCGGCGTGCGAGGTTAACTCTTTAGTGCTGTTGTTAATGTATTCCATGTTATCCCCAGAATGCTGGTGGGTAGAATGCAACGCCTAAACTCACGCCGCCCGGCAGCGTTGCCGGGTTGGATAGCTTAGTAAACGTGTCTCCGCTGCGACTGTAAATGGTTACGAATGGGGTCGCGTCAGCTACAACAGCCATATAAAGGCCATTTTTTGAAAACGCAACACCATTACCCTGAGCGGCAGGCAGCGCTGCCGGATTGGCAAGCTTGGTGAAGGTGTCGCCACTGCGCTTGTAAATAGTAACGAAAGGCGTGCTAGCATGAGCCACAGACATATATACGCCATCGGCTGAAAACGCAACGCCATTTCCGGTACTTGCCGGAAGCGCAGCTGGATTGGCAAGCTTGGTAAATGTATCGCCACTGCGCTTGTAAATATTGATGTAAGGAGATGAGCTGGACACGGCAGACAAATAGACGCCATCGGCAGAAAATGCAACCCCATTGCAGCGATTAGGCGGAAGCGTCGCAGGATTGGCCAGCTTGGTAAACGTATCGCCACTTCTTTTATAGATAATTATGAATGGGCTGTTTTGAGTCGCAACAGCCAAATAAACATTATCGGCAGAAAATGCAACTCCCTCCGCATCTTCTGTTGGCAGCGTTGCAGGATTAGCAAGCTTAGTAAACGTGTCTTCGCTTCGCTTGTAGATGATTATGAATGGGGTTGTAGACTCCGCAACAGTCATATAAAGACCGTTAGCAGAAAACGCAACGCTCTTCCCTGTAATAGAAGGCAGCGTTGCCGGGTTGGCAAGCTTGGTGAAGGTGTCTTCATCTTGGCTGTAGATAGTTATTCCCGGGCTTCCAGCATGCGCAACTGCCATGAAGGAGCCTTCATCATCCTCTTGCTTTAACAGCATATTTCTGATCATGCCAGCCCCTTGCCAAGCAATAGCCCGGTCCAATTGGTCCCGCCGTCGATCGTAAAGAACCCCAGCGCGTCAAGCCCTGACGCTGTAAGGTCAGGCGGCGAACCTCCAGCCCACTTGACGCCTGACCAGTAGGTAACAGCAGCCGAGCCCCCGTTGGTTAGCATAAGGATGATTGAAGTTACAACGGTATCCGCTGGCGCATTTGAAATGGTCAGCGTAATTGCGCCGCTAACGGTTTTGGTATAAACAGCGGCAAGCGATAAATCAAGATTTGCCGCCGCAACTACTACCGCCTTTTCCCTGACTGCCTTGCCGAATGTCTGCACCTCTGTGAATGTCTGAGCAGCGGCCAAGCTGGCCTTTAACGCAAGCCCTGCCGCTGTAAATGCAGTAGTGGCAAGCTGTGTTGTGTTAGTGCCAGCGGTTGCAGTCGGGGCTGCTGGCACGCCTGTAAACGTAGGGCTGGCAATGTTGGCCTTCAAAGCTACAGGATCAACCCAGTTCGACGGGCTAACGTCCGGCTGATTGCCAATGTTGCCCGCAGTCAATGACAGATAGATGCTGCCACCGTACTGCGTCGCACTGCCAATAAAATACTCCTGCGCCGCTTGATACTCTGGAACGCCGGCTTGGTGCAGATATGCCAACAGCTGTCCATGAGTGTACATAGCCGCGTTAAAGTCCTGAATGCTTGGCTCGTCTGACGGTCCAATAATCCCCCATCCTCGAAGGAAGTCCGCATTTATTTGCGAGGTCAGATCGTTGGCCTGTGTTACCTCGCCAAAGATAGTGCGCTCGGTGCCAGTTGCCCCCGATGCAAACGCAGGAAGGTTGCCCGCGTATCTGTCAATTTTTGCCATGCTAAATCACCTTTCTTGCAAAGAATCCACCAACGCGGGCAGAGTCGAATTTATCGGAAAACCCGCGTGATGACGGGTTGCTAGCAAATCCAAATGTCTCGCCGGGCTCTGCTTGTATAATTGCGCCATATCTTACGCCCTGTGGCTTGGGCAAAAGATTAAGCGCCTGAATTAGTCGCAGCCGGGCCATACTAACGATGGGCGACACATAAAGCGTTAAGGTCATGTCCTGGTTATCAACGACAAACGCCAGGCCATTAAACGCCGCCAGGACTACCGCCTGTATGCTAATAAATTCGTCACTTGACAGGTAAGCAGAAGCCCGGTTAAGCGATGCCTTAACGCCAATAAAAAACCGATAATCGTTATCATTTAGCTGTAGATCAGTGAACGGCGGTGCAAACTTATCAAAGAAAGGCGCGCTTTCCCTGAGATTGTTAAACTTATCAGAGAAGCCCTTGCTGTCAGAATTTACACTAAAACCAAAATATATCTTGGCCACTACGCTTGGCACGTTTCGGTTAATGCCAACAATTCGCCCTAGCACGTCAAGCTGTGCGCCAACCGCATTATCCAGATCAAAAGCAGGATCTAGCGCGGCAAGGAACTCGTTAACCGTTTCCCACGTCTGCGCTCTAGCCTGAATCTCGGCCTTCGCTTTGGGCTTCTCCCAATACTGTTTAATCAGGAGATTGGTGGTTTCGGTGACAAGCGTCACGGCGTTACCTCTGTCACGTCCACATTAGCAACAATAATCGAAAACTTACCGCCCGGTGCTGGCGCTATACGCCCCTCGGTAAATGTCGCGTCGTCGGCGCTGATCTCAATGCCGGTGAGGATAAACGAGTCGCCCGCATCGTATGCAGGTTCATAGAGAAACCCTGCCTGCAATGGCGTGCCGATAAAAAACTTATATCTGGAAATTTTCTGCTTNAACAGCGGAACGTCAACCGGGATGAGCGCATCTTTGCGGGTAGCTGTCACGTTAACATAGACCGGGATATTTTCAGGACGATCAAAGCGCCTAGTCTGCGATACTACAAAAGTGCTGCCGTCTGGCCGCGTCAAGGTTTCTAACAGAAGCTGCTCAATGCTTCCCTTAATGCCTGTGCCGCCAGTCTTCCTTATCAGCAGTTCCTGCATTATATCGGCCACGGTGCCGCCTTCAACCACAGGCCAGATGCTGTGCGCCCCTAGATCCGTATCAGCGGCTAGGGTGTCGGTATCGTTCTCATAAACACGCGCATCGGTTACGCCTGAAATATTTAGCAGTCGCGCCGCCAGGGAGCCAGACGTGGAAAAGCCGGGATTCTCTAGCGACAAATTGCGTTTTTGGGCAAATTCCTCGTCGGTTTCCGCGTCCACGCCCACCACTGCATTACCTGCCGCCGTGTATCCTGTCACACCAAGCACGACAGTAACCGGCACAAATACAGCGCCAGCGGTTCCAGTCACGGCGCCAAAATCCGAGGCTATAAACGTCACCGCAAACGCGCCAACTGAAAACGACAGGCTAGACGGTATCTCCCACAACTGGCCAAGGTCGTCGGCAATCTGATAGCCGGCAGGAAGCGTAATCGAGCGTGTGAACGTGCCCTCCAGATCCCAAGTGGACCGGGTAGCCGGGCGAGGGAAGATTCCGGAAAGCTTGGCAATCTTGGCCTGAAACAGTCCGCGTGCAAAATCCGGGTCAAAGTTGTTTGCAATGGCAAGGCCGAACGCCTGCATGTCGTGCCGTGACTTGGCCTCAATGGCGATACGCTGCCCGTCCGGGCTTTCCTGCGTAACGACAATATCCGCGCCATAAATTGCCCGGTAGGCCGTCACAAGCTCCGCAAATATCTCATCGAAAGACTGTATGCGGATGCCGTTGGAGTCGATTATTGGGGCTGCCATTAGAGTATTATTTCCTCTGAGAATGCGTCATCAAAAATCGTGCCAAAAGACAGGTTAATCATAGCATTTCTTGTGCTTGCGTTTACTGAAATATCAAGGCGAGTGATCGTGGTAACACCATCGGTTGACAATATGACGCGCTCGACCTCTCGCTGTATCTGCTCGCGGGTATTTCTGCGCCCCAAAAGGTCAATCCAATCTATGTTTGCGTCAACGTCAAGGAAAAAGTCAGAGGCAAACGACTTGATGCGCGTGACAACAGCCTGACGCACAGCTTCCCCACGCACAATGTACGATGCTTTGCCGCGCCCGAATTGCCAGTCGTTGTTTATGTCAAGTCCTGATACGCGCATGCCATCACCTGCAATAGTTATGCCAGCATTGTATCACTATTATGAGACGTTTGTAATTAACCCGGAAACAACGGTCACTGTGCGGCTGTCACCTGTTGCAAATGAGCCGGACCAACCTGCAGTTCCGCCGATTGAATAAGTCCCTGCCTCGGAATTACCAGAAACACTAGAGTCCCC